TTCCACTCGAGAGTCTGATTGCGAGTGGCGAGGCCTACCCTGTTGTTCTTGACATCGGACGCGTAGGCGCCTGCCCTTTTGTGGCAGTATGTGTGCATTGTCGGCTGGCGTCTAATGTCTTCAAGTTTCTTCTGAAGGGTGGCAAACTGTGATGGCAGTCGTGCCACGTCGAGGGCCTGCAAATCCATGATTGGAAAGATTAGGTTGCCCTCTGGGTCATACTGCCTATAAGTGCCCTTGAACCCGCACTGATGCAGCAAATTGAGGCACGGGCCCCATGGAAGATTGGCGGCCTCGTCAGATGTGTGCGAGGGTGTGGCAGCCAACGGTGCCGGGCAAGGATCGGCGTGGTCCTCCTCTTCGGAGTCATCTGGTTCCTCCTCAGGCAACTGCCATGGGTCAATGTCCATGGCATGGAAGGGTGTGGGTTTTGAGAACCATGGGGTCTCCACAACCTCCTCGGTGACTTCGATGGAATACGTGAACGGTTTCCAGTCGAGCATCTCCATCAATTTGCGGAAGTCACTCTTGCCGCATAGGGTCTCCCATAATGTGCGCACCTGGCTCTTGAACTCCCGGAAACAGCGCGTGAAGAGAGAGGAGTCTACGACCTGGTCATAGCTGTTAAGGGCGTCACGCTTGGAGGCAAAAAAAGAAAAAGTTGGCTATGTGGACCAGTTCGTCGGGAGACCATCTGTGCAAGTCTTGCGTGGGAATAAGCTGTCGAATCTTTGCAAAGACGTCTCGGTGCGTTACTTCTTTGACGCTCTTAACGTACAGGAGCAGCTGCATGGCGAAGGTGGCTGGGATGGGACGGGTGGAGTTTAGCTGTTTTGGGTGGAAAAGTTGGGGTAGTGTGACAAACTCCCCCTGCCGGAAGGTCCGCACTCTTGGTGTGAGCATATCGCCTCGGGTAAATGTGAACATATGGTTGGCCCCGAGGCTTTCTGTCATTTGGACTGTGATATAGTGTCGACGCTTGTAGTGCTCGTCAAAATAGACTATCTTTCCGACACGTAACCACTTGAGTGTGTCAAACTCGTGGTGGTAAGCGCCGCCCCCGTGCGACCCTGGTATGTATTGGAACCCCTCGAAGTCGTAGTTGATTGAGTATAGATCTGGGTTCTGTGAAGGGTGTTTGTATAGGGCCTCGGGTGGTAGGACCATAGTGGCGTGGACCGTGTGCACAATTGGGTTGTGCTTGAACATGGACGCTAGGAAGTGGAACGGTAGGAAGTGTAGCGCGTCTGATATGTACACGGTTGGGGTGGTGGGTGCGGTGATGTGGCCCCTCAAGGTGTCCGGGTCGTATCTCGCGACGTCCCGCGGTTCAATTAGGTGATTGTTGAAAATATCCTTAATCCGCGGGTCTCGCCTGAGGTATTGTAGTTTGACCCTCTTGAGGAAGTAGAAGGTAACGGGTTCCTTCG